CTAGGTTTTTAAATAATATAAAAGAAGTTATACAAGACTTTACAAGTCCAATGAAGGCAGACAAAGGTGTTTTAAGAATGTCTATACTTGGAAGACCGGCAAGACAATTATGGTATGATAGAAACAGACCATTTAAAAAATCTGTACCAGACCCTGCCTTGCAATTAAAATTTTTAAACGGACATATCATGGAACATTTAATTTTATTTCTTGCGGAATTAGCAGGACATAAGGTGACTGACCAACAAAAGAAAGTAACTGTTGATGGTATTGTAGGTCACATGGACAGTAAAATTGATGGAGAAGTTGTTGATGTTAAGACTGCTTCCTCTCATGGCTTTAGAAAATTTAAGGATGGTACACTCTATGAGGATGACCCATTTGGTTATGTGGCACAGCTATCCGGCTATGAAGAAAATGAACCAACAAACAAGGGCGGATTTCTTGCTCTTAATAAAGCAACCGGAGAGTTAGCTTTGTTCAGACCGGATGATTTAATGAAACCCAATGTCTCTGTTCTTATAAAAGATGTGAAAGAAAAACTGGCAAAGGATACACCACCGGATAAATGTTATGAACCGATACCTCATGAGAAAGGTGGTAACATGAAATTGCCTATGGGTTGTTTCTTTTGTAATCACAAGGTTGAATGTCATGCTGACACGAATGAAGGAAAAGGTTTGCGATTGTTTCAATATGCAAAGAGCAAAGTTTATATGACAAAGGTTATGAAAGAACCAAAGGTTGAAGAATTAGAAATAAAATGAAAAAAATAATTTTATTATTATTCTTATCGTGGTGTGTGTTATGGTGTATACTTTTCTTAAATGGTTGTGCATTCATGGTTGCAAAAGAAACAGCAAAGGTTGTTAATATCGTTACAGAGACAGATAAAAATCCTAATAAGAAAGAAAAGATTTTAAAGAATAAAGAAAAGAAAAAGAAATCACAGAATCAGAGAGCAAGGGAATTTTATTGTAGTAAGGTAAAAGACCCTATAAAATGTGAGGAATTACAACAATGACGAAGATGGATAAAGTCTATGCTATTTTTGGATGTATTGGAATTGCGGTAGTTATGGGTATGCTTTTATATTTATTAATTAGTTGGGGTTTAAAATTTTTTATTTAATAAAATGAAAAACATAATTTTATTATTGTTGTTAATGGTAGTGAGTGGTTGTTCTTCTACTAAAACTACTACTGTTCTTGATACTCCTAATGGAGAAATTATAATTACGGATTTACCTTTATTAGATGAATAGAAAGAAAATAAAAAAGATAAGAAAGAAAGCAAGGGGCATTCTTGTTGAATGGTTGCAGTCATTGGTAGAGGATGAGGAAAAGAAAAAGATTAATGAAAAGAATTTATTTAAAATGATGCCGGAGCAAACACACTACTGGTTTCAAAATCAATTACGATTAAGTGCGTGGTCTTATAAATGGGTTATAAAATATTTAAAACAAAATCCGGACTTAACCTTTAAGGAATTACATGACACGATATACAACAAGGGATAAGTATCGTTCCAAGTTTGAAACGAGAGTCATAACAAAATTAAAACGAAGACGAGTAAAATTTATCTATGAGAAAGAAAGATTATACTTTATTCAACCGGCAATAGAAAGGAGTTATCTTCCGGATTTATATTTTCCACAGACAAATATTTATGTGGAGTTAAAAGGTTTATTCACATTGGATGACAGAAAGAAACATCTATGGTTACAAGAGGATGAAAACTCTGACTATGATATTCGTTTCTGTTTTCAAAATGCAAAGAATAAAATAAGAAAAAATTCTAAAACAACTTATATAGATTGGTGTAAAAAACATGAGTTCAGATGGTGTGAAAAAGAAATCCCAAGAAAATGGATGGTCAAAATTGTACGAAAAAGATAAGGCATACATAATGTTATCTTCCGTTGGTGTGGGTAAGACTAAAAAAATAGAAATTGAGTTTGTTAATGTCTCTGATGACACACAGATATTAACTCTTGGTGCAGGGGTGCATTGGTTTTGTAAAAACAATATGGCTCTGTGTCATTATATTGGAATGAGGGAATTGGAATTAGAAATGTTTGGAAAGGGGGGAGCAGTTGGAAAACCTAAAAACTAAAACAATATTAGAGACTGCTATAAAATTAGTTAGTGGTCAACGACATACGGATTATGGAGACAAGGTAGAGAACCATAAAAATATTGCAAGTCTTTGGTCTGCCTTTTTAGATAAAACCATAACACCACATGATGTGGCTATTATGATGTGCCTATTAAAGATAGCACGAACAAAACTTGGAGCAGTCAGCGAAGATACTTATCATGATGGGTCTGCTTATATGGCAATTGCAGGAGAATGTAAATCAAATGAGCAGAATTAAAATAGATTTAGAAAGAGACAGTAATATAACACCATTTGGTATCGCAACAATACAAGACAGATACCTTATTGAAAATGAAACTTCACCGCAACACGCATTTGCTAGGGCATCAAAGTATGTCTCAACCTATCATGGCAAGGTGGATTGGGATATGGCACAGCGAATGTATGAGTATGCAAGTAAACAATGGTTTGGATTTTCCTCACCCATACTTTCCAATGCCGGTACAAAAAAAGGTTTACCTATTTCTTGTTTCCTTAATTATGTTCCGGACAGCAGGGAAGGTTTAAGTGAACATTATAACGAGAACATTTGGTTGGCAAGTAATGGTGGTGGTATTGGTGGTTATTGGGGAGCAGTAAGAAGTGATGGAACAGCAACAACGCATGGTTCAAAGTCAACCGGTTCAATTCCTTTTATTAAAGTTGTTGACAGTCAAATGTTAGCATTCAATCAAGGTACAACAAGACGAGGAAGCTATGCAGGATACATGGACATATCACACCCAGAGATAGAAGAGTTTTTATTCATGCGTAAGTCTTCCGGTGGTGACGCAAACAGAAAATGTCTTAACCTTCATCATGGCATTAACATAACTGATAAGTTTATGGATGCAGTATCAAATAATATAGATTGGGATTTAATAGACCCTCATTCAAATAAAGTTATTAAGTCTTTGAATGCAAGAAATTTATGGAGAATGATTTTGGAAACAAGACATGAAACCGGAGAACCTTATCTTCATTTCATTGATACATCCAACAGATATTTACCGGACAAACAAAAGAAACTTGGATTAAAAGTTAATCAATCAAATTTATGTAGTGAAATAACTCTTGCAACAGCAGAGGATAGAACTGCTGTCTGTTGTCTATCAAGTGTTAATCTAGCCAAGTATGATAAGTGGTCTAGCTCTCCGACATTTATACCGGACATGGTACGAATGCTGGATAATGTGCTGGAACATTTTATTCTTGCTGTCTATGATTTTTCTTTTGATATGGAAGGAAACATTAAGGACATAGTTATAAAGGAAAGCATGACCGGATTTGAAAGAGCAGGATATAGTGCGTTCAAAGAACGAAGCATTGGACTAGGTGCTATGGGATTTCATACTTACTTACAGAAATTAAACATACCATTTGATAGTGATATGGCAACCGGACAGAATATGAAAATGTTTAAATACATTAAGGAAAAATCTGTTGAGACTTCAAAGAAATTGGCGATAGAAAGAGGAGAAGCACCGGACATGGAAGGTACGGGTATGCGTCACGCACACTTGTTAGCCATTGCCCCTAATGCCACCTCATCCATTATTTGTGGTGGTACAAGTCCATCCATTGAACCTATACGAGCAAATGTTTATTCCCATAAAACTTTAAGCGGTACATTTCAAGTACGCAATAAACATTTACATGAACTCTTTAAAGTAAAGTGGGAAGAGTCAGAAGACTTGCAAAAAGAATATGATAATGATTATGTTTCCTTTAAAGATAAAGTATGGAAACATATTAGTGAACATCATGGTTCAGTAAAACATTTAAAATTTTTAACAGAGTGGGAAAAGAGTGTGTTCAAGACTGCTGATGAGATAGACCAACATTGGATAGTGGAACACGCATCACAGCGACAACAATATATTTGTCAAGCACAGTCAGTCAATTTATTTTTTGTTGCCCCACCTATACAGTCTTCTCAAGATGACCACAATAATTTTTTACGATATTCCAACAAGGTTCACTTCGAAGCTTGGAAGAAAGGATTAAAAAGTTTATATTATTTGAGAAGTCGTGAAGCAAAGAGTGCTGAAAATATTAACCTTAAAGTAAAACGAATTAAACTTGATGAAGAAATGTTAGAAAAGGAGTGTTTATCATGTCAAGCGTAACAGAAAATTTATTAACGGAAAGAACTTATTACAAACCCTTTGAATATCCTTGGGCTTTTGATTATTATATCATTCAGAACCAATTGCATTGGCTACCGGAAGATGTACCCATGCATGAGGATGTAAAGGATTGGAATACAAAAATTACACCTGCTGAAAAGAATTTACTGACACAGATATTCAGATTGTTTACACAATCAGATGTTGATGTTGGTGCAGGATATTATGAAAAATATATTCCGGTGTTTAAAAAGCCGGAGTTAAGAATGATGATGGGTTCATTTGCAAACATTGAATCTGTTCATCAACACGCATACTCATTGCTGTTAGATACAGTAGGTATGCCGGAGTCAGAGTACAAAGCATTTGCCAAGTATGAGGAAATGTCAGCCAAGCATAACTATATACAAAAGTTTAATGTGAGTGATAAGAAAAATAAATTAAAACCTTTGGCAAAAGCAATTGCAGTTTATTCTGGATTTACAGAAGGACTGCAATTATTCTCTAGCTTTGCCATACTGATGAACTTTCAACGATTTGGAAAGATGAAAGGTATGTGTAAGATAGTGGATTATTCCATTAGGGATGAGTCTCTTCATGTTGAGGGCATGACAAAAGTATTTCGTACTCTTATCAAGGAGAACATTCACATATGGACTGATGATTTCAAGAAAGAAATATATCAGATATGCAGGGAAATGGTTATCCATGAGGACAACTTTATTGAATTGGTATTTGAAATGGGGGATATACAAGGAC